GGAGCGAGCATCGTATTACTTGCAGGAGTTACACTTTGACTTATGTTTTCAACACTATCTGGTGTCTCCAAGAAAGAAGTCGTTGCAACAGTAGTTGTGGTTGGTTTTTTTTCTACTTTTTTTGATAATTCTTTTTCCTTTGCTTTTACTATATCTCGTGGATCCTCAACACTTCCTCCACCACTTGGTGCTGAGGCTGAACCTCCTCCATCTCCACCTCCTGTAGAAGAATCTGCTTCAAATGCTGATTCTAAATCATTTCTTACACCTTCTATATCATCTGAGTCACCTTCAACCACATCATCATCCTCTTCTTTAGACGCTTCTTTTGTAGATTCTGTGATTTTATCAGTTGTATCTTCTATATCTTTTTTCTCTGCAGTAATTTCAGGTGGTTCCTCCAACTCCACTTCTTTTTCTTCATTTTCTTTTTTATCTGCATCTTTAGCATCTACATCCAATCCTGGTGGATTTTCTAGTCCTAAATTATCAGATGCCTGTGGGTCTTCTGCAAATTCTGTTGCTGCTAAAACTAAATTTTGTTGAGCTGATGCTAATCCTCCTTGTGCTTGTTCTAATCCAGATTCAATATCTTTTTTATCTTTAAGAAAATCAAATCTTAATAAACTTGATAGAGTTTCTTGAAGAACTGATCCTATTCCAAAAACAATATTCTTAATACTATCAATAAAAAATCCTAATATTCCAGTCACTGTCGAAATCTTTTTTATCAATCCCTGAATGCCTGAAATTATTTTTGGTAAGTTAGTAACAGCCCATCCTAATATTAATATTCCAATAAAATCTAACATTCTACCAAGGAAACCTCTTGTGCTCTTTGCTAGAATTGTTCCCTGTGTTTTTGGAACTCCTTGTATTGATGATGCCTCTAATTCATCTTCTCTATCCTTTCTTCTTATGTTTTCTCTTCTTTTTCTAAAAAATGTATCATCGTTACGAACAAGTTTTCTTTTAAAAATATTTCTTTGTCTTGTTGTTTTTATTATCTCATCAGCATTTTTTCTTGCTGATTTTAGTCCTTCTGAAAAATTTTGAACAGCATCATTTATTGATCTGATACTTATCGAAGATTTAAATAACGAATTTCTTCTAGACTGAATTGACATTATGCATTAGCTCCATATCTAGATGTTGCGAATAATGTATGAGGATTATTATTATCGAATCCTATAAAAGGAATATCATTTGTTCGAGTGCTACTTGATTGACCTCCACCACCGCTATCAGCATTTCCACTCTGCATCATATTTGGAACAGGGAAATTGATTATTTCGGGAGCACCCTCCTCTAAACTTGAAACTTTTTCTGCTACATTATTTAATGACATTTTATTAATAGGTGTTATTGATTTGTCAACCATTCCACCCTTATTCAACGCTTGAAAGAAACTTGCACCAATTCTATCTGTAGTTTCTTTTGTCATTACAAATTCACCAGGTGTAAGCATCGCTGGAACTACATCTCTATTTACTAAAGGACCAAGAACTTTACCTCCTCTGTTAAATAATGCAGGTGCTAATTCTGCTTCTTGTTCTTCATTATCATTTTGTTGATCATCAGACGTTTTGAATCCAAACATCGTTTTTAGACCTTTATAGATATTCTTAAATATATCAGGACCAAAAAATCCACCTATCAGTCCACCTATTAAAGCACCAGGACCAGCACCAATACCTCCAACAAATGCTCCAAGCGTACCACCTAACGCAGCACCAGCTTTTACACCTGCAAAAAATCCTGCTGCACCTGCAAGTGCTTCATCAATAGGAGCACCAAAGATAAGAAAATCTATAAGAAAAGCACCAATTGCACCTCCTTTTCCTTTTAATGGGAGTGCTAATTTTCTCAGTAATCCCATAAAACCTTTTCCACCAGCACCCTGTATTGCTTGCTTACCAAGTTCTTTTGTTATTACTTTTGATGTTCCTTTCCCACCTACCTCATCTAAGAATGGTAAAAACTTTTTAAACTGTTCTTTTATAAATCTGAAAGTTATTCCTAATCCACCGAATATTGCAGCACCTAATCCTATATCAAGTGCCTGATTTCCAGTCGAAGGTATTACGCTAGCTAAACCAGCAGCTAGTGTAGCAGTAACTGCTAAAAATGGTTTTCTTAAAAATGCACCCCTACCAATTCTGAACGCTGTTGTTCCGAGAAATCCAATACCTTGTATAAGTCTTTTAAATCCAAGACTTAAAGCTAAGATAGTTCCACCTGCTACAACTAAAGCTCTTGTCAAAGCAGTTTTTAATTGATTCATTAAATCAATATTACCGTCTGAAGTCGCTCTTATTAAGTTGATAACAGTATTGGTTAACCACCCACCTGCTAATATAAGGAAGAAATTGGTAAGTCTTGATAATGCAAATTGTGTTTTTTGTGCTAATCTACGTGCTGGAAATGTAAGTGCATTTTGGATTCTACTTTCAATCTGACTTTCTTTTCCCTCTCTAAGTCCTTGCTCTGCTAGTATTGCTTCACGATTTTGTCTTGCTGCTTCTCTCTGTCTTTCTAATGAATCACTAAGAGCCAAATTATCTTTAATTGCAAGTAGTGAACCATTTAAACCTGAAACTTGTAAGGATATATTTGTTAATTGTCCTGATACATTATTAAGTGATAATGAATTTTGTTGTAATAAATTTGTTGTTATGGAATCTGGTTGAGCTTGTACTGGTGCACGACGACCACCAAAGATACTAGAAGACACTGTTCTCCTAATACCTCTTAAACCTCCTGCTATCGGTGATGCTAGTCCTTGTTCCTCATCCATTCCTTTCTTGTTGTGCTTTTAAATTTTCTTCTTCAACATATTGTTGTAAAAGTGAAACGTAAATTTCTCTCTCCCAAGGCATCATATTTTCAAGCTCTGTCAAGCTATATTTATGGTGCTGCATCAAAGCAAAATTTAATTTGAAGTATGACGCAAGATCTTCGTGAGCCATACTCACCCGAAAAAATTCTGTAGCCCCTCTAATACAATCTTACATTCTTTTTTAGTATTTGGATTTGTAACCGTTACTGTATGAGATAATTTTGGCATGGTTTCAAAAAATTTTTCCACCATTTTAAATTGTTTTGAATCTAACTGCTCTAAGAAATCTTTTAATTCCTTTTTGGTGCAATCAGACGAACTCCAAGATTCTTCTTCGGAATAAACTTGTTCAATACAAGATGCAACTAAATCAAAAGTATCATCTACATTCATATCTTCGGCAGAAGCAAAATTATTCTTTATGAATTCATTTAATGATGGATATTTCATTCTAAGAGTATACTGTTCATCGAGAACGATATCTTTTTCATGTTCATCATTTTTTTGAATTTTTATTGAATCAATATTAATTAAGGCAGGTACTTGAGTCTTCCCATCATCAGGACAAGTGACCATAACCTCAATCTCCTCTCCAACAGATTTTCCACGAATATTCAAAAACAAATATTCAATATCAAAAGTTGATAATTTTTCAACTTTAATACCTTTAGTTAGAATACATTGTGAGATTACATTTTTGACTGCGTTAGCAATCTGCTTTGTATCTTGAGATTCCATTGCCAAGATGAGAATTTTCTCTTCTTTGACTAAAAAAGGTCTAAATTTTATTTTTCGTTCTGACGAAGGTAACACCAACTCATAAGTAGGTGTTGCAATTTTTGGTAAAGGCATAATATGTTGAGCACTTCAGTGTGATTATTTATAGTGGTTCTTTAAACTTATTATAACACAATTATGGATTTATGCCAGGTGGTGTAGATGGGTAATTATTTGTCATAGTGTAAGTATTTGAACTACCAGGTCGTATTTGAGAATATGACCCCGATGGATTATCTTTATTTAAATATCTACCCATTGATTGCATTGCCATCTCAGCTAATTCATCATCCTTAAGTGATAGTCCATCTTTTGCAACATTGCCACGACCAAAACCCAAATCGTTATACGCTCTTCTCAAATCTCTCAGTAATGAAGATGATTCACCACAAATGTATCGGTCATAACTAAACGAGCAAGTGGCTTTTAATACTTGTGAATTACCATATTGAACACGAACAGAATTTAATGACAAAGGAAATAAACCAACAAATCTATATTCCAAAAATTGTCTATGATTTTTTTCAAATTTTACCACTCTTGTATCATTTGATTTATAATCTCTTGGATAATTTAATTGAAAGTAGTATGTGTCGTTACCAGGATCTACCTGATTACCTCCTGTTATATACTCCATCCAATGTTCTAAAAATTTTAAAGATTTGTATTCGTTATCAACATAAAATTCAAAGTTGACCTGTGTAAAGTTACGAGTGTGTGCAAATCTTTCCACCATTCCCTGATAATCACCTGTTATATTTTGTGATGCTAATGCACTACCTGGTAAAACTGCATTGTAGCACAGCAAACCTACATCATCTGCAATAAAAGCATCATTAATTCCTTTTCTTCTTAAATGACTTCTAACTCCACTTGGAGGCAGTGAAAATCTTACAAAATAATTTGATGTCTGAGCTACATTTTGCAACTTAGGCATTATATCTGATATTCCCCTTGGTCTTGGTGCTGGCACTCTAAATACTTCTATAGTATAGTTATTTAGATGGCTTATAAAGGAAAATACTATCCATCCTTTCCTCGAAAGTATAAAGGTGATCCCACCAATATAATTTACAGGTCACTCTGGGAAAGAAAGTTTATGGTGTATTGTGATAAGAACACTAAAATACTTGAGTGGGGAAGTGAAGAGATTGCTCTTCCATATATCTCACCTCACGATAGTCGTGTTCACCGTTATTTTCCAGATTTTTATATCAAGGTACAAGAAAATACAGGTAAAATAAAAAGATATTTGATTGAAGTTAAACCATTGAAGCAAACAACAAAACCTAAAAAACCAAAAAGACAAACTAAAGGTTACATTCGTGAAGCATTTGAATATGCAAGAAATCAAGCAAAGTGGAAAGCAGCAAGAGAGTATTGTGCTGACCGAATGTGGGAATTTAAAGTAATCACAGAAAAAGAGTTGGATATATGAGTCGTATAGATCCCATAATGAAAAATCTCATCGGCACGGAGAGTCCTGATGATTTAGCAACAGAAATATTAGGAGTTCTTACTGAGGGGAGCAATGTTCCTCAAGCAGGTAACTTTTATGTCTTCGTATATAAAGCAAAAACACCTGGCATTGCGTACGACTCGCATCCACTTGTCGCTGTAACTGATGTTTTTCAATGGGGATTCAAAGGATTAAATTATCATTGGGGTGAAATGAGGCAATACACCTTCCCAGAAGTAGTTGGTGGATTATATCAAGTAGATGAAATGGAGTTAAGAGACTTGAGAACTTTGCCTTTTGTCAAAATCCTTCTAAATAGTTAAAAAATTAGGTCGATATGCCAACATCAGCCAGAATTAAACAAATGAGAGGTAAAAATAATCTCTCAAAAAGACAGAAGTTAATAAAGAAACACGGTTTATCTACTTTTAGAGAAGATCCTGTTGAAAATAGAGCACTGCAAAAAAGTTCAGACATTGATTTAACAGGTAATTACAAAAACTCGGACGGTTCACAGGTAAAAAAAAGCAAATTTAGAGGAGATCCAAAAACTGTTGGTGGTACGGATGCAAAAAAATCTTCGACACGAAATAGTAATATAACATACAGATTAGGATATCCACTTGCAAGAGGATCTTCAGAAAAAACTGGTGATACGTTTTTAATTAAATGTCTAGAATATGTTCCTCCCGCATCAGGAATGGGCACATCTTTAGAACTTGATGAGGTAACACAAACAGCAATAACAGGTGGTACTACAAAAAATATATTTGGTGGAAAGGGAAAAACAGTTAAAGCAGGAGATCAAGTAGTTACAGGATATACAAATTTAAGAATGAATGCGACTGATGCAAATAGTAGAATGAGTCGTAATTCAAAAATAAAATATTATATAGAACTACCAATACCTCAAGAAGTAAATGATTCAAATGTTGTTACTTGGGGTGATAACGAAATGAATATATTTCAATTAGCAGGTATAACAGCTGCCTCTCAATTCATTGATAAACCTGGTGAAACTTTTCAAAAAGGTCTAGATATTATTCAAAAAGGAATTGATCTGGGAGAGGGATTGGATGCACCAACACAAAATGCAATCAGAAATGCAATCTCTGGTGCTGCCATAAATCAGATTGGTGGAAATGTTAATGCTTCAAGTATTATTGCAAGATCTACAGGTCAGGTATTAAACTCAAATTTAGAATTATTATTTGGAGGAGTCAATTTAAGATCATTCCCATTTAGTGTAACCTTTACTCCAAGATATTACGATGAAATGATAACTGTTAAAAAAATTATAAGACAGTTAAAAATGTCTATGGCAGCGAAAGCTGGTACATTAAATGGTGGTTCTGCGTCGGGTATTTTTCTTAAATCTCCTGATGTATTTTCACTTCGTTACTTGCATAATGGTCAAGATCATCCTTTCTTAAATAAGTTCAAATTGTGTGCTTTAACTGGAATGAGTGTAAACTATACGAACTCAGGAACATATGCGAGTTATGAGGATGGCACCCCAGTAAGTATTAGAATGAGTCTTACATTTAAAGAACTCAATCCTGTTTACTCTGAGGATTATGATGGAATGAGCGATGAAGATGGAGTAGGTTTCTAATGGGATATTTTAGAGAATTACCAAATATTGGATATCAATCACCTTTATTACATAAAAATTCGTCAAGGGATTATATTCTTATTAAAAATATATTTCGACGAACTAAATTATTTGATTATCTAAAGGGAAATGTATCTCTATTAGATAAATTTACAATTGGTGATGGTGATCGTCCAGATACAATTGCAGAGGAATTATATGGTGATCCTACATTAGACTATGTTGTAGTATTAGTTTCTGGTATTATTAATATTAATCACGAATGGCCAATAATGGATTATAAAGTCTATGATTACGCTTTAGAAAAATATGGTTCTGAAACTGAATTACAATCAATACATCACCACGAAACTTTTGAAATTAGGGATAATCAAAATCGTTTAATACTACCTCCAAACTTAATTGTTGATGGAGATTATAAAATTGATGGCACATCATCTAAATTTCCTAGTTCAACAAGATATACGCTGATTTCTGAGGCAGGTAACATACAACTTGATGATAAAGATGAATTCACTGTAGTAACAGATAATATTGCTCGTGCTGTTACTAATTTAGAATACGAATATAGAGAGAATGAAAAGAAAAGAGAGATAGATGTTTTAAATCGTTCTTATTTACAGATGTTTATCAATGATTTAAGGGATGTTGTTAGATATGATAAGAGTTCAAGTTATATTACATCATCATTAGCATCAACTGAAAATACAAACGTAGTTAACCCATAAAAAAAGGAGTCCGAGGACTCCTATTTAAAAATTAGATTAACCCAAGCTGCAATTACTAATAAAGTAAGACAGAGTTGATTGTATGTCATTACTCCTCTGCTAGTTTCGCAAAGTATGATAGTGCATCATCCTCTTCTTCTGCTACTGCAGGAGTTGGTTTTGATACAGCAGCAGTTACTAATTCTTCTGCTTCTCCTCTATCAATATCCTCCTCTTCAAACTGTGGTGCAGCGGATTTCTTGTTTCCAAGAACATAGTCTAGACGAGTTTTTAACTCATCATATGTCTTGAACTGATCTGGTGCAACAATCTCAGCAAGTGAGAACTGTTTCTTCCAGAGTGCTTCCATTGCATCATCATCGTTAAGTAAAGGACTTGGTGCTGCAAATTCAGAACTATCATAGTTTCTGTATCCTGCAACATTCTTTGCTTTTAACTTGAAGTTAGCACCTTGCCAGAAATCGAATGGA